CTTCTAGCATTTTTTCTACATTCTTGAGCAGGCAACCAAAATCTAGATTTGGCCCTCAATGCAGCCCTCAAGAAAGAAAAAAAACTTGATGTTGTCATCGTACCATTATTAAATGGTTTTTCAACTATTTTCTTTTCTTTTTTAACTTTAATTTTCTTTTGTTTCACTATTTTAATCTTCCAAACCATTCTTTTGTATTAAATATTTATTCCATTCATATTCATTACCAATATTAATTTCAAACTCAATACCAAACCAACAAAAAGAAAACTCTGGAATTGAAATAATTACTTGAAAATCATTATCATAATCCAATAAATTTATATTAATACTAGGTATAAAGTTTATACATTTATTAAAAATTAAACTAAAATGTAATTTATATCTCTTCATTATTTATATTTTTTAATTTGATCTGTCCAGAATTTTAAATAAGTAAAATATTTAAATTGAAGTTTATTAACATCAATTATATTATTTATTAAAATTGCTTGTGTACCAGATACATTATTTTTTAATAAACTTATTGGATTTTGTAAATTTACTTCTCTTTCTAATATACTATCATCTGTAAGAAATATTGATATATTCATAGTTTCCAATTTAGTAATTACATCACTATTATCATTAACTATAAATATATTATCTGTATTTAATCCTGTTTCAACTACTATATCATTAATAAGACCTTGATCTGTATTACTCGTAATAATATAAATATCACTACCATCAACATCTAATACTATTTCTTTAATTAAATCTCTAAATACTTGAAAACTCCACATTTCTGTTGTAGGAGAAAATGCTATTTGTAATTTATTATTGTTCATTTTAATTTATTTTCTATCATTTTTTTTGTTTCTTCTATTCCAAATTTCTTAGTGTAGTCTGAAATATCTTTCTCATTTGGAATATAAAAATAATCAAATTTATATTGATTTACCAACTTATTTGTTTCAATTATTCCTCTCTCATCATTGTCATAGTTAATTATTATCTTATTAAATCTTTTTAATAATTTATCAACTAATGATTGTTCTAGTTTATTTCCTTCACCTTGAAGTGAAATAGCATTATAACCAATTATATTATAACAAATTACATCTTTTAATGACTTTGTTAGGATTAATATATTACCAATTAATGGAAGCTGAGAATAACCCTCTATATCTGAACTGGAACCACCACTGAAAAGCCACTTATGTTTCTTATCTTTTGATAAAGGCCAATAAATCTTATATGAATATCCTGTTTCAGAATTAAATCTATATGCGAAACAAGGATTATTCTTATTATAGGAAAACGTTATTCTTTTATTACCTTTTATAAGATACACTTGTTTAGCTGAAAATACATCAAATTCTTCAAGTTTTTCTAATGAAATTCCATATTGCTGCCAATATTTGTAATCAAAAATTGTAAATGGTTGTTCTAAAATTGTAATTATAGATTTCTCTCTAGGAATATTACTAATTTTACCCTTAAATTCATCATTAGAAAGAAGAATTCTTGGTTCTAATGTAATATTACTCTTTCTAATTGAAAAGTCATTACCAATAATAGTAAGAGCTTCAAAATAATTAGAATTAAACTTCTTAGCTACATAATCAAAACAAGTATATGATTCTCCATTACCAAAATCTTTATAAATTAGATTATTATATTTATTAGTAATTCTACAAGAAGGATTATTATCTTTTCTAAGTTCAGAACAAAAAGCTACTTCTAATTCTTTAAAATTATGACAATAATATCTAAATATATCATATTCTGAAATTTTTGATAGTATTTCCTCCTTAGTAATAGAATTTAAATAGGCACTATCAAAATTTAATTCCATATTATTTTGTTAAATCTATATAAAAACTATAATAAAAAATAAGCCATCCAGTTGAACAAACTGCAAATTCTTTATAAATACAAATATTTATAAAAGGAAGAATGGAGAAAAAAGTATTTTCATATACACTTTTATAAAAATTAAATTCTTTATTTTTTATTTTCATATTTATTTTATTAAATATTTTATTAGGCTGAAATATCCATGACTAACCATTTAACTTACTTTCCCAAATTCCGACAATACACAATTTAGTAAGCACCTAATAATTTATTTTATGTTAATTGTTTTTACAATTGACTACCAAGGTAGATCATCTCCAGCTTTACCCACTGTAATTCCACTTGCTGCTTCTATTGAAGCTGCTGCTTTAATATGAACTTTAGTTGATAATTTACCCAAGTCTTTAACTGGTCTTGCAAATGTAAATCCTCCAAATACAGATTTAATCCATTTAGATTTATCTTCTCCCGTTGGCATTATCTCTTCTCCTGCAATATTAATAGCAATTTCTTTACCTACCAATAATGAAGATAATTTCATATCAATATTTTCAGTAGACAAACCCGTCACTTTAGTTAATGCTATTTCTTCTGTACAATCAAAAGCCGCTTCAATTAATGTTAAAATTGCTCTTGTTGTATAAGGCATAGATCCTTCACTAATATAATATACATGAGAACATTTAGCCAAATTCTTATCTTGAACACTTATTTCAACAAAAGGTGTTTTCTTTTGAGCACTTTCTCCTTTCTTAACTTCCATTATTGTAACAATATGATTTCCAGGAGCTAAAAATGCTGGGATATTTTCATTTGTTTTTACTTCTACTGCACTACTAAAATTTAATTCCATTTTCTCTTCTTTTATATTTATTTTTATATTTTAAAATAAATTTCTACGCAGATTTACATTCCCTATAAAACTTATTAAAACGGTCTAATTATTGTTATATTAGTTTAGATTTTCAAAAACTAATTCTTTATCCATATTCAATTGATTTGTAGGAATATCATCTACCAATACAAATTTAGGTTTAAAATCTCTTTTAATCTCTAAATTTAGTTCTTTAGCTATTGCTTTAATATTTGTTAATGATAATTCATATTTAGTCATTAACTCTTTTCTAGTTTTTCCTGAAGTTACATCTACTGTAAATTCTGTTTTTGATATTTGTTTCATATTATCTATTTTAAATTTTTAATTTTTTCATAATCAAAATACTTCAAATAATTATCAATCATAAAATGACAATTAGTAGTTCCACCAACAGAATATTCTAATTTCATAGCATTATCCATTGCTTTTCCTGCTGCAATTGCTTTATTTCTTAGTTTATCTAAAGAATTTTGATATAATGTTTCTGCTTTTTCTTTATAAGAAATCATTATTTTTATTTATACTAATAATAACTTTTTGTTTATTGTTTTTTCATTATCTCCAAGAAACTCACCATTTATATCAAAATATTTAATCAATCCGTCAGAATATTTTAAACTATATTCTCCATCAGAATAAACATATTTAGTTATAGGTTCCATTGTTAAAATAATTCTTTCTGTAATTCCTTAGCTAATTTTAATTCTCTTTCTTTTAAATCTTTAGTATCAATTGCTTCTAAAATCAATTTAAGATTAAATGGTTTTTCACCTTTTGCTGTTTGAATTTTTAATTCTTGTTCAGCTATTGATTGTTCAATATTAATTACTTCTTTCTCTAAATCTTTTTCAGCTTTTCTAGCTTCAAAAGGAGCTTTAATTGCATCTAAAGCATCTTTACCTAACTTAATCAGGTCTATATATTTTTTCTTAACTTCTGTTGATAATTCACTCATAATAATAATAATTTTTTATTTAATTTATTTTCTTGTTTAATTGGACTTTCTAATTTATATGGACTTGTTGGACTATATTGACTTCTATCAAAACCTCTAAATGGATCAGTACCTATTCTACCCCAATCTCTGATATCATCATTATGATCATCTTCTGCACAAACAGACACTATATAAGGTCTAATACTAGAAAGTGGACCACCATTCATTAAATCTTGATATTTTCTTCTCAAATCATAATTTGTTTGAGGACTTATTTTATATCTCATACCTGTTTGATATTCTTGTATAAAATAACCATCAGTAGTAATTGTTACACTATTTAAAAAATCTAGTAGATTAATATTAATTACTTTCATTTATTTTGATGTTATTATCTATTTTATATCTAAAAATATACTTTCTTGGTTTTATTAATCCTTTTAATTCAGAACATTGTTTTGATATACAAGCAATTGAAATACCTAATTGTCTAGAAGTTTCAGAAATAGAATCAAATTCATAAAGAAAGTTAAATTTAGAATCATAAACAATTATTGCCTTACCTTGTAATAAAGTAGTTCTTTTTTTAATGATTCAATTCTTTCTTTAGAAAATTTTTTACCTCTCCAAAAATCACCTACTTTCTTTTTAAATTCTTCACTTCTTGTTACTCCAATAGATGAATAGGCATTTTTACAAATATTATATCCAATCTTTCTGTTATAGCATTTGGTAATATCTAACCAATATTGTTCTCTATTTAATAGACTTTCTTTTAATTCTACTTCTTCAAGTATTTCAAATATAAAAGATTCTTCTCCATATTTGATCCAAGCTGATTGTAAATAAGGATTTTCATGTTCTTTCTTTCTTAATAAAGAAACATGAGTTCCTATTCTTTTATCATAATATGATGCAGAACCAATATAAAATTTATTATTTACTATATTTATTATTTTATAAATAACATTTCTTTTTTTAAAATAGATTGTTTGTTTATCTGAATTCATTGTAATTTATTTAAGTTAAGGGTTACAATTATAAAGATAATCATTTCCTTTCACTTTTACAACTTATTCATTAATTATTTAATCTATGTAGACTTTTTCCCAAGAAACAATAGAATAATCTTTTTTATCTGTATCCCATTCACCAATCAATAAATCTTGACCAGTTAAATGTTTACTTCTACTACCTTCAGCTACAGCTTCTCCGGCTTTAAAACTCAAATATGTATTACCATCGGATCCTCTATGTAAATAAGCAATAGTATCTACAAATGAAGTTGTTATTGACTTGACCTTGCCTACAAGATCAATTTCACGTCCAATAACTTGTTCACTAAGTTTAGTTTCAATTAATTTATCTTTAACATGTGCTAAAAATATTTTTCTACATTTTAAAGCCTTCATCCTCATAAACCATTTTTGATATGATTCCCTACTCCATTTATAACCATAACCCTGACCTAAACCATGAACAGATTCAAATCCTTCTTTACCAGGAGGAAATTTAGCACCTAATTTTGATTGAGGAGCTAATCCAGCATCAATATGATCTTGTAACACTCTATTAAATGATTTACCTTGACTACTATTCATATAATTTAATGTACCTTCAATTTCACACCATTCATCAAGTTTTGTTAGTGTATCAAAAGCTACATATTTATATGGATTTTCCTTTTCTAACCACGTTAAAACCTCATCCAACTCTTTTAAATTATTTACATTATGTACATAACCATTAACATAATTAGCACCACCTTCCAATTCAATAATTCCACAATCATCTATTCTAGAAACTAAATCAGTTTTACCCATTTTAGGCTTAGAATAAATTAGAATTTCATTAGGAGATTGTAAACTTACTAATGTTTTTTCTTTTTTAAATGCCATTATTTTTTATATCTTTTTTAATTTCATTTACAAATTTTAATAAATCTTTAGCAAACTTCTCCAATTGTTTTAAATCTAAATTATAATCCAATGACAATTGAACACCATCTTCTTCTAAATCATAAGTTAAATAAACCTCTATAGGTTCTTCTATTGGAATATCTGAATTAATAAAGATTGTTTCATTATAATATATTTGTTTTTCCATTTTAAAAATCTTTTTTTATTTTATTTATTCTTTCATAGTCATTTATTAGTATAAAACCACTTATAACCATAAGCAGTTTTTCTTTTTCCAGCTAAACATGTACTTATATTATAACCTTTAGATCTATCACCAACAGATAGTGCGGCAGATGATATACTATTAAAATAGGTTTTATTACCATTAATATCCATACTATAAATAGATATACCTCCATGCTTTTCACTAGGATTACTCCAAACTCTAGCTTTAGATTTTTTATTAATTATTTTAAGATTTCTTTTTTGAGATTCATCTTTATATTTCCAAATATATCCTCCACATTTATTATAAATACCATTCATACATTTACATATATTTGTAGAAGCTAAATTATATTCTTCACATGCTTCTCTTATTGAATTCCATTCTTTTATAAACAAACCATCTAAACTGTATTGTAAAATTTTAATATGTCCACAATTTTTTTGTAAACTTCTGGCTTGCTTAATCTTCTTTATACTTTCTTCACTTTGTTTAGTATTCAATCTAAAATTTTGAGGACTAGAAGTTTTATTATATCCATATTTTAAATCACAGACATTTAATATATTTATCCAATATTGCTCCTGACTTAAACAAAATTCTAATTCACATTGTTCAAGAATTTCAAATATAAAATTAGATTCTACATATTTATTCCAAGAAGATTGTAAATGTTTATTTGGATGTTTATTATTTCTTAATAATGATAGATGACAGTTCCACCTTAATTGAAAAGATTGTGTTGTGCTACCAAGATAAATCTTTCCATTTATAATGTTGGTAATTGTATAAATTCCTATATTTTTCATGCTATAAATATACACAAAAATATATAAATTTACAACTTATTTATATTCTAAATTCACTGTCTCCAAGCTCTCTAAAATAATTACACTCACCTTGAAAAAATAAATCTAAATTAATATTTCCTCCACCTCTTCTATTAAAAATAATACAAAGTTCTCTATAGTTATCTTTTAATTTTTCTATATTAAATCCTTGATATTCTTTAACTTTGTAGCGAGCTGGTGCAAATAATCCAATCATCAAATCGCAATCTCTACCAGTTAATTTACAATCACCTAAACCATCAGCACTAGGTCTTAATTTATCAATTATTGTACTTCCCTTAAAAGTAAATTGCTGCTTCTCTTGATCTCCTGCTTGCTGTTGAATATTAACTACTGTATATTTAAAATTATCTCTCATTTTTAAACTATAATCAGAACTAAATTTAAACATAGCATCCCAAAGTTCTTGTTGTTTACCATCAATTTTTTCAGGTTGTAATAAAGACAAACTATCAGTTATAACTATAACCTGTTCATGTGGATCATTTGGTTCATAATAATCATAAAATGGATTAGCTACTGGATCCACTTCTGTACCATCTTTTAAAAAGAACTTACCATTTTCTCTAGCATATTTTCTAACCTCTTTATATATACCATGCGGATTCCTTATATTATCTATAATTGTAACAATAGATTCCACCCTAGTAAAATAATCTTTATAACTATCTATTAATTGTTCAACTCTATCCTCTAAAACATATCCTTTAAAATAAGATTTTAAATTATCCATAGAGATAATATATTTCTTATCATTATATATTTTATTAGAAATCATTTGTAATAATTTATCTTCTTTCGAGATTTCCAAGCTGAAATAAAAAATTTTTAATTTAAGATTAGTTTTATTATTTAATATATAATTTAAAGGTTCATATAAATATAAATAATCAGCAATTTGAGTTTTCCCAACTTTACTGTTTGCTGTTATAATTACATATCTACCTTTTTGTACTCCAGGAAGAACAGTAGAGAGTTTAGGTAAATTTAACCAAGGTATTAAAATATCTTCACCTTTTAATCTCTTCTGTTTGTTTTCCTTTAGCTCTTCTATTACTCTTTCTATAATACTCATAATCTATCTTCTCTTAATTCATCACTTCCATTCTTATCAATAAACCCATCTTTCCTAATAATCTCTTCAACTTCTAATTTATATAATTCCCATTCTCTCTGGTTTAACCATGTTGTCATTAATTTAAAATATTCTAAACTTTTAGCCTTAGTTCTTAAATTAATTTCATAATTAACACATTGTAATATTAAAGAATGTAATGCTTCATCAATTCTACCATTTTTAATAATAATAGATTTATATAAATTCTTACATTTTTCAGGATTTCCTTGTAATCTTCTTTCAGAATTACCAGCTTTAATAGGAAAATGATCCCTTAGTTGTTGAAAAGCATCATCAAATGTTAATGTACCATTATAATTAATTATTCCAAGAAATTCTTTAGCAAATTTATCTGTTAATTCAACATTATTTAAATCATTGGTTTCTCCAGTAAAAATTAACCAATTATCATTAGATAATAATTCATAAATATTAATAGGAATAGATTTATTATTATTAATATAATTAGCTAACGCATCTACTTCTTCATTATAAATACACCAAAGAATAAAATAAGCTTCTAATGGAATCTTTAATTTTAATAATTTATCTATATTAACTTGCATTATTCTCCTTAAATTTATCTAAATAATATTCCTTAGCTATATTATAAGCTTGTTCCATTAACATTTGGTTAATCATATCTCTAGGAATATTAATATTTACTTGTTTTTCTTTTAAATCAAAAATATATCTCTGAATTACTTCTATTTTATTTGGTGGTTGTAATTCTGCTATTTGAATTAATGATTTAATATCTTCATCATTTATCATTATAATATATCATAAGTTGCTTCAAATATATCTTTCTTACAAGGATAATATTCACCTTTTATACCTCTTATAATTATATCATCATTTGTTACATTATATGAAGTTCCTTCCAATGTCTTTACACTTATTGTCTTGCTATCATAATTTAATACAAAATTATCAAGAAAATTATCATTAAATGAATTAACCCATTCAACTAATTTTGTACCATTCTCTGATGATTCTGTATTAATTATATAATAATCAATTATTACTGGTTTTTTCTTCGCTTTCATTTATATTTTCAATTTGTTGTTCATTTAAATTTATATCAAACTCATATTTTAAATCATCAATTAAATCATGAATATTATCATATATTTTACTTTTCATCATAAAATCAATATACATTTGTAATTCTTCTGGTTCTTCAATAATCATAAATTTAAATTTAGTTTAGTTTACTTCCAATTTTCTATTACATCATAATACATAGGTTCTTTATTCTCATAAAATCCATGTCTAAAATACTTCTTTCCTTTTAAATAAGCTTTCAAATGTCTTTTTTCATGAGCTTCTTCTAAAGAAGAAATAAAACCATCAATTTTACCACCAAAACTTCTTGTTAATTCTTTAGGTTCTTCAATTTTAGACATATCTCTATCATTAACTAACTGAGTAGCCATCCAAGATATATCTTCTTTACCATCTTCTGTCATATTTATTCTTCTTTATTACTTTTATTATGTAAATTTAACCATACTTCTTCTCTACATTCAAAACACAACCAATAATCTCTTTCTACTTCTTTTAATTCATCAAATTCACAACATTTATCACAATATCCATTTCTATCAGGTTTATAATAAAATTCTGGAGGATTTAAATCTCTTTCTAACATATTTATTAATTTAAATCATTTCTAATTCCAACCATTACAGGAAATCTAGGAATTCCATCATCTGTTAATTCAAAATATCTAATAGTTGCTATTTTACCAATATACTCATCTTTATTAGTTAATAAATCTTCTCTATCAGCATGAGATAATTTACAGCCTGCTTTAAAAAATTTACTATGTAAGCCTAATGTAAATAAAGGGGTTCCATGTAAAGGATTAGCATCATTTGGTTCTATATCATAAATTGGTAAATCCATATCTTTAAAGTCTTTATACTTTAATAAATTAGAACTTCTTCCATTAACTTTATAACCTTCTTCTCCATGTCTAATGATAGAACCTTCAAAACCATCATTTATATTTAAAGAATGTGAAATTTTTAAATCACTTTCAGACTTACAAGGAGTAGTCTCTACTAATTCAACTGTTTTAAAGAAAATTAAATTCTTACAAATTAAAGAATGTCTAGTATTATATGATTTATCAGAAATAACATCATATACATGATATTTTATTAATTCAGATTCACCCTTTCTATATTTTTTAATTAGTTTCATATTTTCTTGAAAGCTTAATCCATGAGCATATAATTCACCATCCAAAATAATATCTTGTTTAATATTAGATAAATCATCAATAATATGTTGCATATTTTCAATTATCTTACCATCTCTAGACATTAATTTAACATCTCCATTTGATTTAATAAAAGCAAGGCAACGTTGACCATCTAATTTAGGCTGAATAAATACATTTTTAGACCAATCTATTTTATGCTTTTCATCATCATATGATTTAGCTAACATAGGAAGAATTACTTTTTCACTTTCAGCTAATTCTTTAGTTTCAAAATAACCTTCATCAAGTTTTTGTTTAATCAAAGAATCCATTTCTAATAAAGCTTGTTGATTACAATCTGTACCATTAGATTTACCAATATTCTTAGGAGTACAAAACTTTTGATGTTTAACTAATTTACCATCTTCTAATCCACTTTCTTGAATTAATAAAGCTCCTTGAGTATAAATTTGCCATATTCTAATCTTTCCACGACTATCACGCTTATATAATGTTTTCATTAAAATATAGTTTTATCAATTGAAAATTCTATTTTATCTAATTTAATTTTATGTTTCACAAATAAAAAATCTAATTCTTCTTGAAATTCTTCAATATATTTATTATATAACCATTCATGATGTTCCTGTTTAGTACATAATTCTCTATAATCATTTGCTTCATTTAAACGTAAACTCATATAAGGAAAACTTAAAGAATTAAGAAATCCTTTAAAAGAAATACTATCTTTATAATTATTACGTCTAATACAATCAAACCAATATAAATTAAATAATTCTTGTAAATATATTTCATTAGTTTCCCAATTAGCATTAGACATAAATTCCATTGCTATTCTAATATTATCTTCTTGTCTAGATTTCAATAAATCACTACATTGAATAAATAATTCTTGATTACCATCATATTTATAAAGATATTTATATAATTCAGTATCTAAAATATAATTATTATATTGATTATAAGTATTAAAGAAGTGTTCAATATTATATCTAGTATGAATTCCAACTTCACTTTTAGTTAAATAAGAATAATTTGATTTCAATTTATAATAATCAGAAATAACAATAACATTAGCTTTAGACACATCTCTTTTTATAATAAATCCACTATCTCTTAATTTAGTTTGAGAAACTGTATTATTAATTAAATATAAAGATTTTCCTTTAATATCTTCAGAAATATATTTTATATTATTATTTTCAAAGAAATCATTAAATTCTTGTTTATTATAATAATTCTCATTATATTTAACTTCTAAATGAATAGGTTTATTGTTTATTTGCATCGTATTCTATCTTAAAATCATTAAGTTTGAATTTTTGAGTACCTAAAGTTTTGAAATATTCATTAATCTTATTTTGAAATTGAGATTTTACCATATAAGTAAATCTATCTTTAACTTGAGGATTAGTCACAACAGCTAAAGAACTATCTATTCTTGGTAATAAATCATGTAATCTAAAACCTAAATTTAAACTTTCAAAATAATTTTTTACAATATGTTTTTTATCATAACTAGCAATCTGATCTCCTTTATTATGATATAAATATAATATCCATTCCCAATTATTCTTTAAATCGCTTCCAATTATCATATTAATAGCTAATTGATGATTATCAGCATGACTACTATCAATTAACTCTTTTAATGTAGAATAACTCTCAATATCAATTATATAACCATTATTTAAACTATCATTGAGTTTATTTTGATTAACATATTTAACTTCTTGTTTTCTATCTATAAAATCTAATATTAAATCAATTGTATCTTGAATTTCACATGATTCATTATAAATTCCATATACAACTTCTTTAGTATCATCATCAACTATATTTGTTCCATCAAAATATTGAGGATAATTTGATAAATTAAACTTATTAATAATTACATAATCAGCTTTTTCTTTCTTTATTACTCTTGATATTTTCTTTCCACAATAATCAGTTATTAAACGATTAACTGTAGTATTTTTTGTAAAATAAATACAACTATCATTGTCTATTTCAATATTATATGTTACCCAAATCTGATTAATATAATCGAATAAATCTTGATCTATAAATTTATTATTTCCACTTATTACTATTCTCATTATTTTACCATATATTTAATAAATTCAGGATTTCCAGCTAATAATTGAGAAAATGTATTATTAATTCCTACAGTCTGCTTAACCATTAAATATTTTTGATCTACACTAAAACTTGGATGTAAAATTAAAGCTAAATATTGTTTAATATTATCTTTACTTACAGTTTTTTGATTAAATCTCATATAATTATACATACGTGTAGTTAATATAGCTGCTGTAGCCGCTTTCCAATTGCTACTATCTTTCTCACTATCTCCACAACATTGTGTTAATTGAGATTTAGCTGTTTTTTCATCATATTCTTTAATTAGTTTCTCAACACTTGGAAGTTTATCTAATTTCTTATTAACAAAATTAATTAATTGACTAGTTAAATCTTTACCTACTGATATATCTCCATAAGTAGATATTATATCTAAATGTTTATCAAAATCATCAATTGTACTCACTAAACTAAAAAACTTATCCATCATTCTGGGACTAACATTTCCACTTGCACTAATTCCTTCAGCTTTTTTATTTTCTAACAATTCAGGAGCCCATAATACAAAATTAATTAAACGTTCATCTAAACCAATTTTTTCAGCCCTTTCAGCCCAATCCTTGGCATCCCATACCATATTTACTTTAACCATCCTAGAAGCATGAGCTGCATCAACTGTTTGAACATTATATTCTCCATCATCTGGATTTTCAGACAATATAACTTGAATCTTTTTATCTTTTAAATCCCAACCAATCATAGTTCCCTCATTACAGATTTCCATAACTGATTGCATTAGTAATTGATTACCTCTACTAAAATCATCTAAACACAATATTCCATTTTCTTTCAAATTAACAACCCAATCTGGAGGACAAGCAGATGTTTTACTTAATGTAGTTCTTTGATAACCTAATTTACTATATTCAGGAATCATATTTTCAGTACACCATATACTATCAGTACCACTTTTAGCCATTTCATACTCTTTAGTATAAAATCCAACCAATTCAGATGGTTCTGTAATTTGTGATAAATTTAATTTAAAAAAATCTCTACCTAATTCTTCAGCCAATTCTCTAATAACTGTAGTTTTTCCAATTCCATGAGGCCCAACTACAGACATTGAAATTGGAATTCCTCCTTTATTAATTATTTTATCGTTTGAATCTATTAATTGTTTTAATAAATTATATGTTTCTGTAGGTTTATATGTTGTTTGTTTAATTACACTCATAATTATTTTAATATTTAGTTTTTAATCTACGTTCTTTTTTATATTTAAGAAAATCTTCATCTCTACTAATATAATATCTTTTATTTTCATAAGCAACCCTTGATAATCTATGTCTTTGAATTGCTTTATTAATCTTTTGCAAAAATCTATTCCCTAAATTATCCCAATGACGATAAATCTCTCTCATAATAATATCTAATTCAATTAAATCATTAATAGGCATGTTCTTTAAATCAATTGAATTTATTGCCATAATCCAACCCATATCTCTAATGGTCCCATCTTTAGAAAATATAAAATCATCAAAATCTTCTAATTTATAATTTTCTTTCATATTTTCTAGACTTAGTCTTACTATGTAATACTCCTTTAATAATAGCTAAGTTACCTTCATCTAAATTATTAAATAAATCATCAACAAAATCTAATTCTTCTTTAGAATATTTAGATGGTTTAAACCATATTTCAGCATATCTACCATGATTATTGTAATATGTATATCTAACTGTAGTTTTTAATATTTTCTTACTTATTACTTTAGGTTTTAAATTTAAATATACAAAATTATTCATTTTAATTTAGATTTCATTATTTCAATTGCTATTATTAAATTAGAATTATCTCCAGACCTATATAAAGATTTAACTAGCTCTTCATCTTCTGTAGATAAATTAGTTATAAGTCTTAATTCATAATATTTATGAATATTATATTCTTCATTAAAATTAGTATAATATCTTTTATCCCAATCTATAGTTTCATCCATTTTCATTTTTATTATCAATTATAGCTTTAGCAATTAAAAAATTATCAAAATCTTCAGATTTCATCAAATCATCAATAAAATTTTGTTCCTCTTTAGAAAAATTAATATTAAGATAGGAAATATGACTTACTCTATCATCATTATCTAATTTATACTGAAATACAGTTTCTTTATTATTTTTATAACCTAATAAATACATTAATTTTCTTTTGGAATTTTAATATGTTTACCACAATCTTTTATTGCATCAGCACAACCGTTACTACTGATAATCCAAAGTAATGTTTTATTTGTTTTAATTTCAGGAACTTCTGCATGACCATCAGTAAATATTAAACAAGTTTCATATTGTTTTTGTTTATTATAAAATTCAATACAAGGAGTAAAATAAGTTCCTCCACATCTACTTCTTATAAAAATAT